TTCCGCACCCAATCAATGGTGGATTCCAGCACGGAGTCAGACAGAATCGCTTTCTCTCCGACGAGATCATCAAGTACCTGACGATCGTAGTGCCGTGACTGAAGTGCACCTTTGACACCGATGAAATCATAAGTCCCTTCCCCGTGATACTCGCCCGCAGGTCGGCGGTGAGTCATCGAATCCTGGTTCCAGCGGTCGTCGTCCTTGGGAATGATCGAGGAGAACAGGAATCGGAAGAAAGCATTGGAGTGGTAGTGGCCGTCGATCTTGACGCCAATCTTGCGAGCGTTCTGAATCGTCTCTGAAGCGATGAGTGTGCGGTTCGCGGCATTGTGCGCGCGCTGCATCCACTTCATCCACGCCTCGTCATAGCCCAACTGGTACATCAAGTCTTCATCTTGGTTGGTGAAAGGGAGTGCCCACCACATGGGAGCTGATACAGAAGCGATAGTCGTATTGTGCGTGGGGATGAAGCCTGCTCCGGTCAAATAAAGGCCGTCGAGTGAGTCAACCATGATGCACTTCACAAATCGCGCATCTACGGGTTTTACAGAAACAATTTGTCTGTACCCCTGCATTGAAGTCTTTCTCTTTTCGTACAATCTCTTTCGCTTTCTCTCGAGGCGAAACGGAGACAGGTCGGGGTATGAATAAAAAGTTACAACATAGAATTTGCCAACGATATGACCTTTAAGCGCGCCTTGGTACGTTCCAACAGGGCTAGGCTTTAACCCTAGCGAGCAAATCAGTTCTCTTGTTTGTTCAACTAGCTCACGGTTCATGTTCGTAAAACTGCATTGGCCTTCTTTGGAAATTGACCCATCGGTGTCCATCAAGCCCTGCAACAACGAAAGCCTTTGGATAAATGAGGATCTCAAGTAATGGCTGGGTATATGCTTGTTTTTGACCACCCCTAACTTTCTCAGGCGACGGACGGCACCTAAAATGCACCACCGAAATTTCGTAGAGCGTGCGCGGACCAACTCTCCGCATTTGCGCATCTCTTCAATGATTTGCACATCGTCGCAGGTAAACGACGACCCTGAGGAATCCCCGTCGCCTAACCATGCGCCTAACACATACGGATGAACGAGCAGGAATTTATCTTCCAATTGCACCGCGCCAGCGACACGGACGCGATGGTTATGTTCCTTTCTGCAATAAAGCGTTCCTGCAATCTCTATCGTTGTCTTTACGGACGGACATGGGCGGACGGGTTTAAAGTTTTCTCGATGCTTACGAGCATCGGTTTCCCACAGATGCCCACCATCGACGATTACCTTCTCCCCGGACGAGAACTCGACTTCGAAAGTATTACTACTCCACGTAACAGAACTGGTCCCGATAACTCGCGCTGGCATTCCATTGACACCAAGTACCTGATCTCCTGGATAAATGTCCCCCATTTTCCTAAAACCATCGGGAGTCGGTATCAGATTCTCAATCCACTCGGCTTTGAAGTGATCTCGCGGAATTTCCATGACGAGTCGCACGGTATCGCGCTCGAGTTCGGAACACATGTATCGGTGTAGATTTGCAGACAGTCGCGAGTGTCCGAGAACGACTTTGGAGAAATAGAAGAGACTGCCGAGGGCATTGAGCCGAAGAACGGCTTTCTTGGTAGCTTCCGAGGCGTCGTCATAGATAGGGATTTCCTTCCACTTGACGGGAGGGTTTTCTAGGAGTTGGTCGCGGACAGGCTCTAGGCCGGGAGGGAGGATGTCAGGCATGTCTCACGGCCAGCGCTTGATCGCTTCCGCGATGCTCGTTCCACCAGGGACAACCCCTGATGGCATGCCGGTTGGAATAGGATCATCAGCCAGAAGAGGGAGGACGGATTCGAGTGCCGCGATTTCCTTAGCCAGCCGATCGCGCTGCGCCTGCTTGCGAGTGATCACTTCTTGAATGTCTTTCATTCTTCTTTCCCGTCCACGCTATACCACTTACCCATAACCGCAAACTTACTCTCACCGCACTTAGGGCACTTACTTATGCTGGTAACTTGAGTGCAATGCTCACTAACATACAAAAAAGCCACAAACTCGTTCTGGCATGACTTACACACTGCGTTGACCTTGATCTCGGTCATGGACTCCCAAGTCTATGCCCTACGTGTTCGGACCCTTCCGGCACTCCGCATTCGTCGCACAGGCCATACTCATGCGGCATCGGCTTTTCCACACAGCACGCATGTCCACAATACTTGCATTCGCTAAGCTGCAAACCGTTGTAGCTTTGGCAAGCACAGCACCCCCATCCCGGCAGCACCGCTTTGTCGTCCAAGATCAATTCACAAATCATCGCTATTGCACGCTCTGCTTGTGCCGCTCGATCATGCCCTTGATCTCGGTAGCCACTTCTTCGGCGTCGTGACGCGAGAGGTTCGATTCATCTTCCACGGCGCTGCCGAGGAACCTACCATCCATTTGGGCCACGAGACGGGCTGCCGAAATCAAGTCCTTGTTCGAGGTTCTCGGACTCGCCAGAATGTGGACTAGCTTCTTGGTCGCGATCCCCATGGCGTAGCCCAAGGTCTTCACCAGTTCGTTCGTCCCCGGCGCCGACAGGAGCTTCTCCTTGAATTCCGCTTTCAGTTCCTCCACTGTCTGGTGGTAGAGCGGATCCTGTCTGATCGTGTTCAGGTGGGGGTGGGACAGCCGGAGCTCCTTCAGGATGATCTGGTGCGGGACTCTCTGCCAGTCCAGAAACGCTACTTGCATGATTTTCGACTGGCGCGCTGCCGGGTTCGCTGGCATCGTCTTTCACCTCCGGATGATTCCACTGATTGAGTGCTGCGGCCTTGCGCGAGGCATGAAAGTCCAGCCGGGGCGTGCGCATCGGCATTCCGAGTTGATAGCAAACATCTCCCGGCATGGCAAGGCACGTTGGGCACTTTACCGCGGTCACGATCATAGGCCAGTCGCGCATGCGTTCAGCTTCGTAGAGTTGCATCACTGCACCATCCCTCGCGGCCCGACATACTCGAACCGCACATGATTCGGCTTCACGTAGACCACCTTATAGAAGTCGGTGGGAAAATCCTTTTCCAACTGCGTGAGACACCCTTTGGTCGTATCCTCAATCCACTCTTCGGTGAACCCGATACCGTTCTCGGCCTGAATGACTTTCTCGTAAGGCTTGCCCCAAGGCCGGATCAATTCAATTTTCAGGTGAGTATAGACCCGCTCGCCGCGCTCGGTGAGCGAGTCTTCCTTGAAGGGGATTACCTCGGGAATAATTACGTACTTAGACATTCATTCCACGCTTTTTAGCACGATAGCGCTTTAAATTCTCAACACTACAAGTAGGACAATATCTTCCAGAAGGAGCCGTGCGGTAATCGTGACCCCTTGGGCAATGCGTACGTGAGCCAGGGGTATTAACACCACGAAGAAGATTGACTCGCCGGGTAACGGGCTCTAGGTGATCAGGGTTTACGCAACAACGATTTCTGCACAGGTGATCCAAGTCTAGTCCCACTGGAATTGACCCGCGGAATGCCATAAACGAAAACCGATGAGCAGGAATTCTTCTGCGGGTGCCGTCTTTTTTGAAGCCTGTGGGAGTACTCCCATATCCGCATTTGGTGATGGCCCCAGTCCAAAGCCAACATCCAGACATGGGCTCCATGGAAACATTCCTCCACACTCTCTCCTGCGGATCAACTCGATGAGCTGGCATTATTCATCGCCTCTTCCGATCAACGATTGCAGGAACAATCAAAAACTTCGGCATAGGTGTCTATTTTTGGACAACTCGCTCTTCCAAGAGCGCGATCACTTCTGATTCTCGCATCACGGTAAACGTCTCATGCCCCGGAGTGGTCAGAGCATGGCCCGCAAACTTGGAATGGAGGACGCGATCTCCGAGTCGCACCACACAAGTATTTGGACCGCAGGACACAACGACGCCAGTGACTGGCCTTCCTTGAGCCACTTCAGGAATAACGATTCCGCTACGCCATCCAGTGCCCCGGCACGATGCACATGCACGGTGACCACAACTCCATTTGGTATCCCGAGCGTAGCCGAGGACTTTACAGGAATCGCAATCCTGTCCGTCTCTGGACTGCTCGCCACGACAGGTTTCACAGACTTCGGTTTCTTCATAGCCCAGGCCCCGACAAGCTTGACACGAATACTCCGATTCGAGGGTATCCATCCGGACTATGACACGTCCATTGGAATCTGGGGGCAGATCCAGAGCCGCCATCTCCTGATTCGGCGTGATCGCGTACCACACCAAAGCCTGTCTCAGAGTCCGCGTACTCAACTGCATCATGCGTTCAGGCGAGGTTCTGACCTTGCCCACGCGGCCGAGCGCGAATTCCGGTACTTCGACAATCTCTGCGAGGGTCTGATGGAGCGGGGTGTACTGAAGTTCGACGCCAGACTTCTTTGGGACAATCGGCCGAACTCCGCGGATTGGATCCAGGTGCACGTCGTTTCCTTTGCGCTCCGCTTCGACATCGAGCACAGCCGGCGCCTCAATCAGATTCGAACGGTTGATCCCCTCAAAGTCCGCTCCCTGCTCGAACTGGCCTAACTCCGTCGCCGCGTTGCCGATCGTCGGTTCCTTCACTGCTGTCCTCGAATCTGGTCTAAAGTCCATCGACCATGAATATCCGTACTCTTCACGCGCCCGCACCCTGAACAGCGCCAAAGAATGTCCGTCTTGGGAATGGCGATGCCAGCCGCGTACTCTCCGGTAACGCGAGTCGTATCTGTTGGCACGGGCTCTTCGCGCTGCATCGCCGCGACGGGAACGTAACTGTGAAGCAGGCACATTATGCCGCTTCCTCCTCTTCCACCTTCCTTACTCTCACCTTCACCGTCTCTTCCTCATGCACCACCCGAATCGACACCCCCTCGTACTCATACTCCTCTTTCTTGTGCTTGTGCATGAGATCCAGCAGCTTCGTCTTGGCCGCCACCTCCTCCACGGTTAACTCCTGGCGCCGATCCCGAATGTCCGCATACTCCAGCGCCGCCTCGTGCAAGTCCTTCATCTTGCGCTCAATCCCTGGTAACTCGTACTGCTTCGGTTTCGCCATTCAGTTCTCCTTGGAATGCCAATTCACCACCCTCGCCCCAAACAGGTACAGCGTGAACCGCGTCCGATCAAATGCCACCGCAAAACCCGGTATCAGCCGAAAGATGTGCCCGTAATTCCGCGAGCCGTCATTCCGCACATTCCAGTAGCCGTCGTGAAAGAAAGTCACTAAACTTTGCTCCCCATCCCAGGATAGTCCGCGATCTCTCGCCGGCTTCGGCCGAACCAATCTTCCAATTCCCGAATGCACTTCGCGCACACTTCCTTGCCCAAAACCTGATTCCACCCCTCAGGCGGCCCCGTCCGGCTCGCCTCCACTTCCACCCCGCACCTGTCACACCGGTTTACCAGCATCATCACCTCGGATAATTCCGTCCACACTTCTTACAATGCAAATCGTTTGGCCCCCACTCAATCAGCGGTCCTTCGCACCAGTCGCACGTTCTTTCGATTTCGCCGTTTCCTTCGTCTTCTCGATCCTGTCCGCCGCCTCCATCCACTGTGACGCCGTAATCTGCCTGTCCTCCTCCCGTAGATGCTGTCTGAACTCTTCGTACCCCTTTCCGCTTTCCTCGATCTGAAACTTCTTCCCGCAGTTGCACACCACCTCGCTCATCGCTCTTCCCTCCTTCTGCCGGCTCAGTACCCGCCCCCCTCAGTACCTCCGTCACGTACTCCTTCAAACTCTTCCCCGCAAGCGCAGCCCTCGACTTCACCTCTCGAAATACTATGTCGTCAATGTCGCGAATATATAAATCAGACATGCGCGACAAACACTAACCGCGTCGATATTGTCGTGTCAATATATTTCTGAAAATTTTTCGGCTGATCGCGAGAGGCGGTTTAAATTTCCCCTCACCCCCTCCCGGCCGCGTTCCAAGCCGGAGGGGGCCTGCCTTTCCCGCCGCGGGCTCTCCCTAGCTCCCACTAAACCCTTGCGCCTCATCATCTTGCACACTCTCACTCGAGGCCGCGGCCGTGGGCTCTGGCTCACCTGGCGCCGATGCACTGCCAATCGCCTGCGAATCCTCCGCAGATTGTGCTTGTGCTTGTGAATCAACAACTTGCGCTGGCTCACTAGGGGCTAACCACTTGCCATCGAGCGACTGCGCGAAGGACAGAATGGCCTCGATGGCCAGCTCGGCTTGCTCAGGAGTGGGACACGCGACCGTCACGCTGCATTTCTTCATTGACTTGTAAACCGTTCTACCGCCACGTCTTGTAAGCACTGAGACGAAAACCTTGAATTGCGTGATTTGCCCGAGAGAATGGC